AGGTGTTTAGGTCCAATTGTTATTTTCATACTGTGGTTATTTATTAAATACAGAATGACCACTGATCCTAAATTTGCTTTTCCTACTAAACCAAACGACTTTTCATCGTCTTTAAATATCGATGTATCAACCGAACATTTAATGTGCGAAATGCAATTAAGTGCAATAGGTTGCTGGGAGCCTTTAGATTTTTTAATTGATCAGTCAATTTGGGAAGACGACAAGGGTAGGCTTAAAGACCTATGGCGACCGTTCCAGCCAAAAGAAGGAATAACCAACGATAGAGATTCAATTTTATTGTTTGGGTTGAACGGTGACACTGCAATCAGTCCAACGGGATTGTCGCACGTTCACGCAAAAATAGGTCGTTTTCCAAAAGAAACTGAATTTACCTATCCAACTGATGCTGTTCCTCTACTACATTCTTGTCAGGAAATTATGGAATTCTTCTCCCCTATGTGTCGTAGTTTTATCATAAGATTAAATGCCGGCGGCTTTTACCCAAGACACAGAGATCACTTTTTACTTAATCGTGATACATTTAGGCTTGTTACTTTTTTAGGTAACTCGAGCGATAATTTGGAATGGGAAGTAGAAGGTAATATTAAAACATTTTTACCAAATACTACCTACTATATCGATACTAGAAAAATGCATAGACTATCGTCGTGGAATCACGGCTCAACTATGATAGTATGGAATGTTCGAAAAACATGGGTCAACGTTCTAAAAGTTTTAACACGATTAAAACATAAATGAACAGTATCAGCTGTTCAACACCTTAGCAACTGAATTCATAACTGCCGCGATTCTACCAATGTCACGCAGTTGCTCTACACTATAGCCTTCTGTTTTTAGTGTTTCATAATGTGCTTTCACACAGAAGTGACACTTGCCCACAATACTAGCTGCCAAAGAGAATGCTTCAAAATTTGCCTTAGTAGTTCCGCCGTGACTAGCAATAGCGTTCATGCGTAACTGTGCTGGCAATCCTTTTAGACTAGGATCATCTGCCATTTCAACGTAAGGGTACCATACATTGTTCTGTGCCATAATACTAGCGGCTGTCATTGCAGAGTCAGCATGTACTGGAGCATCTGCTAACAACACCGCAAGCACCTTGCCGTTGCCAGTTGCGGCCAATGCAGCCACAGCACACCCCATAGCCACATCTGCATCTAGTGTACTACGCAAAAGGACAGCGTCCAAGTTTAACTTAGTGTCCTTTGCGTATTCTGGTAATACGCCTTTTACTGATTCAATAAAACTCATTTTATGCTACCTCATCTTTCTTATCGCTAGGGAATTTTGCACTAGTGTATCGAATAACCAATACGCTGATGGCAATAATAAATGTGGAACCAGCCACTGACAGCATCTCAACAATGTTGATGGGCTGGTGACTCATGATGTCTACCATGTGCCGGGTCAATGCAGTTATTGCTATGTAAAGTAGAAACCTAACAGGCATATGATTGGTTCTAAAGTAAATCCCAACCATGGCCCCAATTTCCAAATAGATAAACATTAGCAACAAGTCGGCAACTCCGGCATGGTGCTTCTGGAACATTTCAAAAAACGTCCAGCCAGCGGCCCATACCGTTGCGGCGCCTATTCCAAAAAGTGCCTCTCCGCCCACTGTACGATTACAAGCACAGAGTTCACCTGTTTGTAGCGCATCCAACACACGAAGTGTTTCTTCTGGGCTACGACCAACATTTAAGTTATTGACTGTAACATGCTGAATCTCGTTGCTTGGATCAACAATGAATGTGGCACGTAATGCCGCACCAGCTGGAGCATAGAACACACCCAGTTGTTCAATCAAGCTCAACTCACCACGCTGTGTATCAGCAAACTGGTGATGTGTGATTTTCTTCAAATCAGCGTGTGCAGTCTGCCATGCTACTTTACAGAACTCATTATCTGTTGAACCTGTTAGCAGGACTGCATCACGGTCAGCAAAGTCTTGTGTCAACTTGTCGTAGGCCACAATCTCTGTTGGGCAAACAAATGTAAAGTCTTTTGGATAGTAAACGATTACTTTCCACTTGCCTTCGAAACTATTTTCTGTAATAGTGTAGAACGCATCTTCTGGTTGTCCTGGCTTGACACCTGTAATTGCGAATGGGGCTAATTTATCTCCAACTGTTTTCATGCTTATATCTCCTTGTGTGTGAATGAAACAATAATTATTGTACATTTATTTACGCTATAAATCAATGGTTTTCCATTAGTTTTGACTAATATTTTTTAATGGCACTAATAGGAAGAACTAATAATAGAAAAGGCTCCGAAGAGCCTTTGGTAAATTGTAAAGTGTTTACACTACCGGAGTATACTCAATACCTGTAGTTGCTAGACCAACTAACCCAATAGTAGTTTCAAAAGCTGCCAACTCGCTGGCAGCAACTAAGACGTCAGCCTGACTCAACTTGTTGTTGGTCATCCATGCTGTGTAGTCTGTAACCTGTGTCAATGTAGCATCAGTGCCGTAGACATTTTTGTAAACGTGCTTGATAAATGTTTCATTGCTAACACCACCTGCATCTGTTTTGTAAACATCTGTGGCTAACAATGCTGTGGCTAATTCCTTGTTGGTCCAACCTGAATCAGCAAGTCGAATGCCAACACCTGTATAGGCTTTGGTAACATCAGCTGTACCAAGTGCGGCAGCTAACAATGCGTAAACATCACCTGCACGACCTGCGGCATCATAGGCAACAGCCTTGTCCGTGAACACCACACGCTCGTGGTTGGCAAGATTGAATTCCATGTTGCTGACCAATGTGCTGGCTAACTTTACATTGTCAGCAGTTTTAGTAACTGTGAACTCTGTGCTCTTGCCACCCATTGCATAAGTGTCAACTCCGGTAGTACCAGTAACGTCAACTGTGATATCCACTGTGCCATCACCTGCGCGACCTGTACCCACTACACCAAAGGTGGCAATCTTACCTGCGGTGCCAACTGTGGCCACTGTGACGATCAAGTTGTTAGCCACTGCGCCGCCTAATGCTGTACCAGCAAGGGTGATTGTGTCGCCGGCAAGGTAACCTGTACCTGCACTGGCTGCTAGACTGTCTAGAACAACAGAGTATACTCCGTCTGTTTTAGTAACATCAAACGCAGCACCGGTTCCGGTTCCGCCTGTTAGGCCTGTGACATTTTGATAAGTTGCGTTAATTGGTTTGTCTTTGATCGTGATTGTTGTTGTCATAATTTTCCTTTTTAATAATATGAGTCATAAACTTAATTAGTGGTTTATACTACCATTATACGCAAAATATCAAACAAAACTTGTGCGTACACGCACAACTTCGATGTGATAATTGATTAACTTTACCAAAAAACCCGCCGAAGCGGGTTTTTTGATTGTATTTAATTTACTCGACAATGAATAAATTGTTAAATCTATCTTCTGCTTCTTGATCTGTGATATCGTCGATAACCTCTGGCTCTTCTATATGTAGAGCTAGGAATCCTGCCATAGTTATTGTTTCTGCTTCAGCATCTAATGAGCTAATCCACTCTTTCATAAACTGTTTTGGTAGACAGAAGTAAAAACGTTTTCTTATTTGCTTTTGTTGCTTGTACCAGGGTTGAGCAGAAACATACTTTATATAACTAAACACAAATTCGTACGGAAGGGAAATGCCCTCTTCGTTCTCAGTTGCGGTATTCCAATATACCTTAAATTTGTCTGTTAGGTTGTCAGCCATATTTTTTAAAGGAACAGTCCTACAGCACCCCGGACTACTATTTCTAGTAATGTCATATTCACAATACCCAAAGTAATCAGTACTTCCGCTAGACGGATTAGATGTAAAGTAAAAACTAGGTTGCGGATTTGGATTTAGTTCGTATACAAAACTACATTTTTTTAATGCTATATTTCTAAAATAGAATCGTGTTACTTTACGTTGTTGAATTGGTTTATAATTTTTGTCATCTGCAAAAATTGATAAATCTTTGACTACTGTTTTAACTTCGTTTATATAATCTGCAATTTGTTCTAATTTAGACTGTACTTTAACAGGGTCTTTACTGCTAAGAATTTTCAAATGGAATTTTTTATTGTGCGTTAAATCTGTAGCCAATGACGCCGCAGTAACGGGATTACTAAAAATCCTAACCAATCTATTCTTAAATTCTGTTTGAGATTCACCAGGCGAACTAATTAGAAAACTTTCTGCAGGAACTGACCCTAAGTAAGTTTTTTTAAAAATTTGCTGAAATGGGATATCTGGTGATAATAGTTGTAATACTTCATCCACTGGCTCTTCTACTCCATTATGTAGAGTATTGTAGTTAGTAGTGTCGCCACCAATCTGCATACTAAGTACGATCAGTCCTTGTGCTACATTATCAAACTTGGATGGATCTACGTCGAACACTGCTACAATTTTAAAATACTTTTTTAAGAAGTTTTTAAATTGTAGATAAAATTTAGAATCGTTAGTAACTAGACTTTTTGGAATAACATAATGGATCCCGCCAGTATAGTTATTGGTAATCATAATGTCTGCCGTTTTTATAATAAAGAAAACAGCTTCTTCTCTAATACCAGTAACTTCATACTTGTGTGCTAGTGCTTTTACATATTTTTTATGTGTAGTTAAACTGTATGCAGGGCTTCTAAAAGGAACATTGCCAATAAAAGATACACTCTTATTTTCAAAAACTAATTCTTTATCAATGTCATAAAAATTAGAATGATACAGATCCAAATTGGGGAATCTGTCAACTCCCTTATCGTACCATTCTTGATCAAGCTCAATGCCCACAATTTTTTTGTCAGGATACATTTCGATCATAGGTTCAATGAACCCGCAGCCCCCGAAACTAGGTTCAATTACAATATCAGAGTCAACTTTTATATTACCCAGAATTTCTTTAACAAGATCCACGGGTGTAAAAAATTGTCCTAACTGATATTTTTTTGATTGTATGTTTTTTTCTTCTAGCATTTTATATTTAGTACACCAAGTTTTCGTATTTAGATAAATCGTATTTAGATAAATCTGTAAGGAATGGAGTTTCCCATGTGATGTCTAATAAGAACAAATCATGGAATTTTTCCGGTCTACTAATTTGTCCTTCTGTAGTGTGTCCTCGGTGTTGTGATTGTAACGGTATCATACCTTTAGTGAAATTATCAGCACCCGCGGTGGTTGAGATTAGGTGATAAGGAACCCAGTAATGCACAGCACCGTTGCCGAACACCGCAGAAAACAATCCGTAGTCAGCTTTGTCTGGATGTATCTGTTGAAAAGTGCCGCCACCGATATAATTATAACCTTTAGTAGCAAGCGGATTCTTTACAAGTTTCTTGGTACGTGCGCCTGCCTCAAGAGCATATCCTCTTTTTTCAATTGCTTTTGTAGAGTCACCTTTGGCTATTACAGTATATTTGATTTCCACACGGGCTCCCCGTAAATTTTGCAATTTAACAACAGCAGAGTCTAAAGTGGCATCATGGGTTTCGTCTTGCTTTTCTAATAGCCCAGATGATGCACGTATTTTATCTTCCCATATATCACCTTTACGTTTAGATGAAATGGGAGCTTGTACAGGATAATACATTGCGTCAGGTAATCCATAAAACTCAGTCCACCGTGTTCGGTCTTGTGTTGACTGCAACAATCTGTATTCTTCAGTAGTTAAGTTTTTGATGTTATCGGAAATCATTTTAGTCTTTCTAGATGTGGCCGCTTGTTTAGCGTATGTGTTTATTATACCGTCAATAGTGCCAAATGTCAAGTACAAAACAAAAAGAAAACCCGCCGAAGCGGGTTCCGAGTTTCTGTTACGAGGTATGTCTTACCCTAAGCTGAGTTTAGGCAGCTAATGCGAACTTTGAGTCGTTTGCGGTTACTTTTTTGTGTCTTCGACCGGGAGACCCCAATCCTAACGGCTTCTACATTGCCGAGCTGTCCACTCTGTTACTCTTTGCCCAATCGATCCTGTGTCAGGCCCATCAGAAAAACACTTATGTCTTGTTAAACCTTTACCTGGTGCCCAACTAAATCTATTAAAACAACTTGGGCACAATGCGGTGTACTTCATAAATATCCTTTTGGTGGACCTGGCGGGCACTGCCCCCGCGTCTTGAACTTATTTCTCATCGCTTCATACAGCAATAACTTATATTTAACTACATTTTAACAGTTAAGTCAATGTCTTCTTGTTGCTTTTGGACTTCTTTCATAGGACGAATAGGTTCTAACCAGGAATCTGGAATGTAGGCCTTTGGAGTATCTCCGTACATATTACTCAATCCAAATTCTGTGGCTATCCACCAAAAGTGATCTGTAATAGCAGCCTTGCAGGCAATTCCCTTAAACTGAAATTCCTCACCTTGCGTAAAATGTCCCACATACTCATCCACCAACACAGTTTTGCCTATGTTGGTAGGCCGTATGCTCATGATAATTTTGGCAAGATCGCCTTGTTCACATTTCATTTTGTTTCATCAATCTAGTGTGTAAGATCATATTCTCAGTGACCAGTTTAGTGATAGTGGCCAGCATGATTAATCTATCCGCATCTGTAATTGTTTCTTTGTCAAACTGTTCTAGAATACTAGAGCCTATCATTCGCATGGTCTGCTCTTGGCCTTTGGAAAATACTCCCCAGTCAAACGGGTCGCCTTCTTCGTGTGCAAAAGCAATATCCACAAGTTCATCAAGAGTTATTTTAGCCATGCTATTTTTTCTCCTGCTTCTTTTCTTCGATCATATTCTTCTGGGGTACTGGGATATCTCCAGGCCCATACAGCTACGAGAGCCATAAAGATACCTGTATAGATAACACCACGCAATGGCACTGTCCCAATACTCATTAAGATCAAACTCAACGACATCATGCCAATCATAAGATATTTCATCTTTTGTGGAAATACACGTTTCTCTGACCAATTGCGTAGGAAAGGTCCAAACAGCTTGTGATTCATAATCCAGTTATGCATACGTTCTGAACTTCTTGCAAAACAAAAAGCACTTGCAACCACAAAGGGACTATAAGGAATACCCGGAGTTATAACTCCAATGTATGCCATTACTAGGCAAAGACAGCCTAGAACAAAAAAGAACGCTTTTTTTAATTTAATCATATTATTTAATTAGCAAAGACATTTGACGACCCAGTCAATGGGTCGCCACAGGTGCAGGCATCTCCCTGACGGTTAACTGGTTTGTTCCCAGCAAACACATTCCCACTTGCAGCCTGTGTTTTAGGACCACCATGTTCACCACTGCCATGACCTTCTACTGATGCAGCAGTTACGGATATAGGAGCATTATTGACTATTACCGAAGGAACCAGTGCTTCAATAACTAGCCCCCCACAGTTGTCTACATTGACTCTTGCTACGCCTGGCATACTATTAGGCCAACGCAATGCCAGTAGTTGATTCAAGAAATTGTTTGGCAAACTGTGAATCTGTTGCTTCGGCTACAGTAACAGTTGATTTTTGTAGTTTAACTTCAGTATCCGGATTGACTGTAAACAGGTAAGGCATTAAACCTGGACCTTTTGGCCCCATACCAATTACTTGCGGATTTTTTAGTTTATAATAAACTGCACCGTCTTCTACTAACTTGGCAACAATTTCTTCACCACTTGTGAGTTTAAGAGTGATTACTTCGCCTGCTGATACGCCTTTATTAATTAACATTTTATACCTTTTCTAAATGTGCTTTAAGTTCTGTAAATCCACCAATCAGTTCTTCGCCGATAAAAATCTGCGGAACTGTTCGTGCTGTTGGAACAGCTTCCAATAGTTCTTCTCGAGTATATCCGTCTCCAATTTTCTTTTCTTCGAACGGAATACCTCGTTGTTTTAACAAGGCCTTGGCCTGGTCACAATAGGGGCAATGGTACTTTGACCATACTGTTGCTTTCATTTTATTTCCTTTGTGTCATATGTCTGTTGGAAGATGTCTTTTTTCACAGCACCATAGTCTCCTTCGCCGTGACGCACAATAACATCATTGCCTGCGGTATATTCCAAGTTGCCCCACGTGGCTTTAATAACGCCATCGTGATCAGCCAACTTAGCTATTTTGATTACACCACCCTTAGGGGTTCCTGTACCGTCATGATTGTCGTCGTATTTGTCATGAAAATTTTCAGGATCCAAAGGCCAAAATTCTTTCTTAGGACCCGGACCCATGATATAATGTCCTGCCTTATGCTCTACTGGACCTTCCAATGTTTGTGTAACTCCATCACTGTCGGCAATGGTATACGGCACTGGAATTGGCTTCTTAAAAGTTTTAAATGCCCCATCTTTAAACCAGCTATCGTCAATTTTACCTTCAATGAGGTTAATGTATTCTCTTAGTGTTTTCATAATTAACTTGAATATATAACTCTGCCTTTTTTATCAAGGACTCTAACCAGTATAGCACCTTTAGCTTTTTTGGCCAGGGCCATAGAAATGGCCTGAGATTCGGTGCCAGCACCGCCTATAGAATTCCAAGATTCAAAAGGACTTTTACTTTTAAATTGTACCTTGTACATATATATTCCTAGATGGCCGGTAGCTCATCGTAATCTAGGCTTTCTCCCATTATGCCAATGACATAATTTGTGCTTTCACTTTCTTGTAGTGCTGTTTGTTTCTTGCTAGTATCAGTGTGCTTGTTAAACCAAGGGATCGGAGTTGACTTAGGCGCTGTCGCCTGGTACTTGATACCAATTTGTTTTAGTGCATCTACTGCTGTGTAGTCCACAAAATCACGTAGGATATTAGCGTTGAGTCCAATAACTGGTCCCATCTTAAACAGGTATGTGGCCCAATCTTTTTCTTCACGTATCACATCCATGTACAGTTGATACACTTCTGCTTCGCATTCTTGTTTGGCTTCAACAAACCGTGTGTCCTCTTTGACCACTTGGTTGATCAAATAGGCAGTCCATCCCTTGTGTAACAACTCGTCTTGTAGAATTAATTGAATAATATTACCATTGCCCATAAAGATTTTATTCTCTACCATTGCTAAACTAGTAGCAAAACTAACCATAAAACGGAATGCCTCAAGAGCATAACTTGCGTGTAAGGCCATCCATATTGCTCGGATGTGTTCTTTCTCTGTAACTGTCTCGCCTAGCTGTTTACGACAATTGATAACGTGAAGTGCTTCATAGTAGTTGCCCACACTTGATGCCATGTCTACAATTTCTTTAGTGTCATGTATGGTGTTAAACACATCTTTGGGTACATTGTAGATGTTGCGAATGATGTGGCTATAACTCTTGCTATGTATGTTGGTTTCAAAAAATGTCCAGTTGTATACTAGTGCTTCTAGTTCTGGCAAAGATATTACAGGCATAAAGATTTGACTTGGGCCACGTCCTTGTAAACTGTCTAAGGCTGTTTGGCGTAACAAGTTGCTGGTAAAGATATGCTTGACAGCATCGCTGGCGTCTTTGAAGTCGTTTGAATCTTTGGTAAGACTGATCTCTTCTGGTTGCCAAAAGAAGCCACGTGCTGTTGCTTCAAAGTCGGCAATTTTTTTGTATTTGACTTCTTCAAATCTCTGTATGGTCACAGGCCCAGCTGGATCCAAAAACATCTTGCGATTAAGGTAGTCTGTCTTTGTGTTTAGGTTGTATTGTTGTTTACTCATTTTAAGTAATCCACGTGTGCTACAGCCCTCCAGAGATCTAGTCTTGGAGGTTCTCCATTATCGGGTTCTTTGTATACGATTCTTATCTCAACATTGTTGGGATGAAGTTCAGCCATTAAAGAATTTATTGTTTCCAACGCTGCTTTAATGTTTTCTATTTGTTGTCCAATATTTTGTGTTGTCATAATTTACAGGCCTCGCAGTCCTCTTCTATTTCATATCCATTCACAGAATTTGTGTGTCCGTTCACTTGCACTACTAATTGTTCTTCTTGCATTTTACTTCCTGCTTTGTTGATCAAACTGTAATAAAAAGTTTTTAATCCCCAAACATGAGCCTGCATTAGATTTTTGGCAATCAGGGTTGTTGGAACTTTGCGTTCTGGAAAATGTGCAGGATTATAGAATGTGTTAGTTGAAATTGATTGATCAACATAAGCAGCAATAACAGCCGCTGTTTTCAAATAACCATCGCAGTCTTTTTGTTCCCACATCAATTGATATTTGTTTTTTAATCTATTATATTCTGGAACAACCTGCGTAAACGATCCTGCCTTTGATTCTTTAGTGCTGATCAAGCTCATTGGCATTTCAATGCCGTTAGTTGAATCAATTACCACTGAGCTTGATTCAACAGGTGCTACCGCCATCAAGGTGGCATTACGAACACCGTGTTCTTTCATATTCGTACGTAGTGCTTCCCAATCAAGTTCAGGCGTAAAGTCTGCTAGTTCGTTGACTCCCTTAGCCCGCAGTTCCCAGGGAAACACACCTTGTCCGTAACGTGTTTTGGCACTCTCTAAACAAGGTCCACGTTCCTTGGCCAGTTCAACTGTGGCTTCTGTTAGATAGTAAGCCTGATGCTCCATCCAGGTTTTGACTTCTGCCAATGCATCCTGTTCCCCGTACTTCAATGAACGCTTGGCGTGCCAATAGGCTAGATTAGTAATGCCAATGCCTAGGGGCTGTATCTCATCATTACTTAATTTACTTTGTATTGATAAGAAGTCTTGATAGTCAAGAATGTTACACAGGCTACGCTGTAGAATCCTGCAGGCTCTACGCATATCCTCCGGGTTCCGGAACGCTCCCCAGTTGATAGATCCCAGTGTACATAACGCTATGCGGCCATCCTCGTCGTCTAATCTCTTAAATGAACGGGTGGGTAATAGGATCTCACAACACAAGTTACTTTGATAAATCGTATGATACTCAGGATCAAATGGTCCTTGATTCATTACATTATCAATGAATACAAGATATATTCGACCTGTGTCTGTGCGTTCTTTCAGTATACCACTCTTGAAAACTTCTTCGGCACTCATGGTCTTGGTACGCAGGTCTTTGCGTTTTTCGTACTTTACGTAGAGCTCTTCGAAGCGTTCTGTGTTTTGATAAAACGCTTCGTATAAGTCTGGTACTTCGTTGGGATCAAAGAACGTTATTTGTTCTTTGTTTTTAAATCGTCTCCAGAAGAAAGCACTAAGCACAACCCCATAATCCATATGACGGACTCGGGTTTCTTCTGTTCCTTGGTTGTT